CAGTCCGCCGTTAAGAAAGTTGTTAAGGAACATGGCTTCACTAAAGCAAAATTTTATGACAATGGAGGAGCTCAAGCGTATAGATTTGAATCTCCTACTGATGTTGTTATAGCTTGTCGTGGCACACAACCTTCCGAATTCAATGATCTCAAAGCAGATCTTAAAGCATTCCCGGTCAAATCAGAAACTATTTCAAGGGTCCATAGAGGATTTAAGAATGAGGTTGATGAACTTTGGCCGATGATTAGACCTGATGTAGAGAAGGTTACAAAGAACTTATGGTTCTGTGGTCATTCATTAGGCGCAGCAATGGCAACTATCATGGCAGCAAGATGCTCACATGATTATGATCTTCCTGATCCACAATGCTTATTTACATATGGTTCACCTCGTGTTGGTTGGCATACCTATGTTGATTCATTAAAATGTAACCATTATAGATGGCAGAATAACAATGATATTGTAACACGAGTACCATTAATGGTCATGGGTTATAAACATCATGGCTTTAATATGTATATTGGTCACGATGGTACTATAGATTCTAGTGGTAAGTTACAACTGTGGAAAAGATTTATTGACCGTATGAAAGGAATGTGGGGTGGAATTAAACAACTTAAGATTGATAATTTCTCAGATCATGCTATGGCTGAGTACATACCGCACATAGAAAAATGGAAAAAATAATTAGTATAAATAAGTATAACACATAGAAATATCTTGGAGATATAGATGCCACAAATTGAACTTCTTGATATAGAGAAGCGTTTAGAAACAATGCACATTGCATTACAGAGGCAGGAGGTAGAATTGGCATCGTGGAGACACAAGTCGGCTAGACTACCTAATTGGGTACGTAATGCAGGGGTTGCTTTATTCCTTGCCATTGGCGCTCAAGCAATGACCTCTGTTTGGTGGGCATCTGAAATAACAAATACTCAGATGAACATTGAGCAAGATGTAAGTACGAATACAGAATACAGATTAAGTAGCGGACAGACCTATACAGAAATAATGATAGAGCTGGCCAAAATGCAAGTAATGATAGGATTACTGACAGAACAAAACAAAACATTATTAAATACGATACGTATAAATAATAGTAATGTTAACAACTAAAAATACAGGATAACTATGAAAACAATTCAGCAAATCAGAGAAGCATCGGGTGGTAAAGAAGCCTATCAAAAATTCTTTAACTCTATTCTTAAGAAATTTGGTGTAGATTCACCCTCAGAACTTAAAGGCGATAAGAAAAAAGAATTCTTTGATGCAATCGATAAAGGCTGGGACGGTGATAATGAGAAAGCTGAATCAGTTAGTGAAGCTTCGAACCTTAAAGGCGGTCGTGGTAAAGCTGAGATTGATATCAATTGGCTAGGTAGCTCAGGTGATGCTAAATTCATATCTACTAAATACAAAATTAAAATTAAAAAAACAAGTAATGGTGCTATTCTTTCAGGTGATAAGCAAAAGATCTTAGCTTACTTACAAGGTAAAGAATATGATATGGACGCTGAAGATATTAAAGATTTATATCCCGAGCTTGTAGAAACATATGACGACCCTGATGATTATGAGTCGGAGAAAGATGTTACTCTTAACCCAGATGAAGATCCTTTAGCTACCGGCAAAAGTTTAGGAGAAGCAAACTCTGCACTACTAAAAAAGGCCCAAGCCATAGCTTCAAAACTTTCAGGTAATATGACGAAAGCTGTGGCAGAAATTGAAAAACTTAAGAAAGGTTTATCCGACGATAAGAAAGTGATGGCTATGCTTAAGACAGCTAATGAAGATATTAGTGAAGCTCATGTTAGAGCAGTTGACTTTGAAAAAACATCAAAAGAAATTGGCAAGCTTAAGTCTGGCGTAGATCAAAGTGCAATTAAACAAATTGCTAAGTATTTTAATGTGATGTTTAAAAATTCATCTTTAAAAATACGCGATGATGCAGTCTTGGGTGTTAATAAGTTGAAGGGTAAATTATCAAGGGACACTCGTGTCGAAATTGATAAAATCCTTACGACTAACAACTTGATGAAAAACGGTAATATTATGGTTGAAGGGGCCATGAAGAAAAACCCTGCTATCGATAATAATCCAGAAGTTAAAGCTGCTCGTAAAGCGCATGCTGCTGGTGATTGGGATGGTAACGTAGATAAAAACGGTGAAGCTATTGTACATATTAAAGGTAAACCGTACACTGTAACAAATAATAATGAATCAGTTAGTGAAGCTAAGAAGCTTAAAGCCGGAAGAGGTAAAGCTACTATTGATGTTAACTGGACTGGTGGTAATGACGGTGTTAAGGATGCATTTAAAAAACACAAAATTAAAATCAAGCCAACCAGTAACGGTGCAATTATTACCGGCGATAAGAAAGGTATATTAGATTTCTTATCTGGTACATGGTATGATATGGACACTGATGATATTGAAGATTTATACCCTGAGCTTATGGAATCAATTGCTCGAGTAACTTTGGTTAATGAAGCTATAAAAGTGTTTGCTAAGAAAAGCGGTTATGTCTTCTATAAAGATACTGTTAAGGATATTGCTATGCTTTCATATAAGGGCAAAGTAATTTCAAGTGGTGATTTTGATCAAGGTGCAGATGGATGGTTTATGGAACTACATCAGCGTGGCATGGAAGGTCAAAAGTTTTTCAGCACAGGCGAAGATGTTATCAAGTTCTTTATGAAAAATAAGATTACTGAAGCTGTTAGTGTTGACCGTAGAACAATGGGTTTTAAAGAAGCTATGAAAAGACGCGCTGAAGCAAAGGCTAAGCGTGAAGCTATGAAAATTAAAGCTGCTAAGAAACAAGCTAAGAATGACATGGCTAGTATCGATGCTAACTATGCTTATGATGGTGACATAGAAGAGATTCTTGCAAGTGCTAATAAGAAGATTATGGGTGAAGATGCTGCAGCGAATGCTTCGAGTTCTGGTGCGGTTGATATGAATCCTACTGGTAAGAACAAGAAAGATAAAAAAGAAAGCCCTATGGCTAAATACGGATACTAAAGTGGAAGACTTTAAATCATACAATGAAGCTAGGGTTGCTCCTTCTGGAGATACGCAGGCTAGACTAACCAAGAAAATGGATAGGTCATCTGCAGCAGATTTAAAAAGAGCTTTGAATAATAACGTTGATGGCTTAGATGCTTTGGCATGGAAGTTGCAATATCAATTCGCGGGTGTAGACCCTAAAGCTATAACTGAATTAAAAGCTATGCACAAGCAAGCTTTGAAAATGCAAAAGTTAGTTGCCAAGGCAATTGACGGTGCTAAGTAGGAGAAAATCTACAAATTAATTTTAGGCCTCTTAATTATGGCAATATCAACTCCAGCGTACTCGCAAATAAATCATGTAGCAACAGCTCTAGAGTACAAATCTAAAAAAGCATTTATAAATACCGGCGCTCAGGCTGGGTCTGCATTGACTCAGGCTACCGTTCTAGTATATGATGATATACTAAGATTCCAAACAGGACCTAATAAATATTTTACTGCTGACGAGCTTGCTACATTTAAATACGATAATTTTGAAGGTAATGTAATTTGGTTTATGGACGAGCTAGTTGGAATGGAATCCGATTGGAGAAGGGATGCTGCTGCAGCTGATACTAGTGGTAACGTAAATCAAACAGCTTATGGCTATGTACAATTCACAAATGCTACTGTTGAGACCGCGGTAAATAGATATATCAATCATATAGAAAGATTTAATGCAAGGTCAGACACAAGAAGTATACATTATTATGGAATTTCTAAAGGTTCTAAAATAAGAATACCTTATTGGATATCCAGGATAAAAGCGTCGATTGATGCTGGCACATATAATCATAAGTTTGAAATAGATCGAATGACATATGATGAGCTTACTGCTTTAGCATTTGTACATTTGCATAGAAAAACATCGAAGGATTCTAACTTTAGATTACTATCGTTTGGTGATGTGATTGCGGCAAAAGAATTATATGAAAATAATCATCACACGAATGCTAAAACTGCAACTTTAAACAGATTGGATAGAATTTCACAGCCTGGATTAGATGCAGATGGAAAGACTATACCAGGAACCGACCCGGGTTTCTTTAGAATTCATTATGTACCTGCTCCAACTCTTATGAAATTTGCACAAGGGTTACCTACAGCAGAAGCCTTGACATTATTATACAATATAACAGTAGAACAAATATTTACTACAAAGTATAAAGCAAAGGTTGCTGAGGTTAGAGCTGCAAATGATTTAACCAGTGATGATTAATTATATAAATAAGTGTATACTGATAAGGAAAGATAATGGCAAAACCAAATAGTAGAAGCACATTACAAGATCATTGCTTAAGAGCTTTAGGAGCACCTGTAATTGAAATTAATGTGGACGGAGATCAATTAGAAGATCGTACCGATGATGCAATACAATTTTATCAAGAATATCATTCTGATGCTATTGTTCGAACATATTTAAAACATGAGCTTACCGCAACCGATATAACTAATAGTTATATTACAGTGAGTGATGATATTACCGCGGTGATGAGAATGTTAAAAATCAACTCTACTGCAGGTAATGCTTTGTTTGATGTTGGATATCATATGCGTCTTAATGATGTATTCATGGTGGGTGGTATGTCTACTCAAATCCAAAACTACGAACAAAAATTACAACATCTATCTTTAGTAGAGCATCAATTAAATACAGAAGAGCATATACGATTTAATAGACATAAGAATCAAATTCATATGGACGAAGGGTTTGGAGATTTGGTTGCTGGTCAATTCATTGTGATTGAAGCAATGGCGATTGTAGACCCTGGAACATATGCTGATGTGTATAATGATCAATACTTAAAGAAATATCTTACTGCAACAATTAAAAAGCAATGGGGTTCGAACATGATGAAGTTCGATGGCTTCCAGCTTCCTGGTGGAATTACAATGAATGGTCGTCAGATGTTTGAGGATGCGGTTGAAGAAATTAAAGAATTAGAAGAAGAAGTTAGATTAACCTGGATGACACCAGATAACTTCTTAATGGGATAATTACATGGCAACTTCGGTATATTTCAGTGGCGCGGTAAAATCTGAGCAGGACCTCTATGAGGATCTTGTTACAGAGAGCATCAAAATATTTGGTCAAGATGTGGTGTACATACCACGTGAACAAATAGCTGAAGATGATTTGTTGAATGAAACGTGGAATCAATATACACAAGCATTTCCTATAGAGATGTGGTTAGAGAACGTTGAAGGGTTTGAAGGTGATGGTAATCTATTAGGTAAGTTTGGTTTAGAAATCAGAGACCAAGGTACTTTTGTTGTAACTAAACGCAGGTGGGAACAAACTGTGGGTCAAGTTACAACAGGCAATGCATCTAGACTTAAACCTGCTGAAGGTGATTTAATATATATGACAATGACCAAAAGGTTATTTGAAATAAAATATGTAGAGCCTAAATCACCCTTCTATCAATTAGCAAAGCTTCCTACTTATACGCTTACAGCTGAATTGTTTGAATACAATGACCAGCACTTTGATACTGGTTGGAATGAGATTGACCAAGTTGAATGGGATAACGCCACATCATATAGTTACATTGTTAATGGTAGTACGGCATATGATCTTGGCGAGAAGGTTACACAATGGACTGGAAGTAATGATTCAGGTGGTGATCCAATTAATGTAGTTGGTTATGTGTCTGGTTGGGAAGGAGGTGGTGTTAATCGTGTAACAATTATATCTCCACATCAAAGTACAAATGGTGATGGTACATTTAAATCATTCTTTGTAGATGCAGATGCTAATCAATCTTTGGTTGGTACAGAATCTGGAACATCTTCAAATATTACACATGATCAAAGTGGTGATGAAAAAACATTCTATAACAAAGATGTATTTGCTGATAACGATGAATTCGAAGTTGCGGGTGATAGTGTTATAGACTTTACAGAAAGTAACCCCTTCGGAGATCCATAATGTTTGCTAATCATTTTTATAACGAATCAACTAGACGAATGGTATCCGTATTTGGATCTATCTTTAATGACATGGAAGTTGTTAAGAAAGATGCAGCTGGTAAGATACTACAAAAAATTAAAGTACCTCTTGGGTATGCACCAAGAACTAAAGTACTTGCACGTTTAAATGAACAAACATCTGACCCTAAGATAGCAATTAAGTTGCCTCGCATGTCATTTGAAATATCATCTATGGAGTACGATGCAAATGCACGTGTATCTAAACATAAGAATTATACAAAGGTTATTGTAGGTGATTCCTTACAATTAAATAAATTAGGTGCTCCAGCTGTATATAAAGTTGGATTCGAATTAAATATTCTTGCTTCAACACAAGATGAAGGTCTGCAGATGTTAGAACAGATCCTTCCGATGTTCCAGCCTGAGTACACAGTAACAATAAAAGATATTCCAGCAATGGATATTACCACCGACACTCCTATAATTTTAGAGAGTGTTACTTTAAATGATGATTATGAGGGTGATTTAGTCACGAGGAGAGCTATAATTTATACATTATCTTTCTCAACTCGTATTCGTTATTATAGAGGTATAGGTAAGAGCAAGCAAATTCTGTATACAGATGTTGATTATTCAGAGAACGTTGATCCTACAACTCATAAGTTTGAGACACAATCAGTAGATGGTACCACCGCGGCGCCGTACACTGAGACACTTAACTTTTTTGATACTGACGTATAGGAGAATACAATGGCACATGAATTTCAAGCACAATTAGTAAAAGTTGTTGATGGAGATACTATCGACGCAGATATTCATTTAGGATTTAATACGATCATGAGAGATCGCATCCGTTTAATGGGTATAGATACACCTGAGAGTAGAACAAGAAACCTACAAGAGAAATCTTGGGGACTAGCAGCTAAGCATAGATTGATAGAATTGTTGGCAGAAACAGATGGTCACTTTGTTTTGCACACAGAAGAAATGAAGAAAGGAAAGTTTGGTAGAGTACTTGGCACGATTATGGTTAACGGTAAAGATGCTAACCAGGTCTTAATGGATGAAAAATTTGCTATCCCTTATTTAGGCGGCAATAAAGATGAGAGCCGAACTAAGTTTGGTGTAGTAGAATTATGGAATACATATTATGAAAACCCACAGGAACACGACGATGATCATGAACATGGCGACGAACCAGAAGGGATTGACTGGCACGAGTAAAATTGATGCGGACTACGAAAGAGTCCGAAGAGATTTATTTGATTTAGCGGGACAAGGCGACGAGGCGATTGAGCTGATGTTAGAACTTGCCCGTGAATCAGAACACCCAAGAGCATTCGAGGTTCTTGGTCAGTTGATCAAACAAAACGCCGAGATAGGCGAAAAGATTCTTAAACTCCACAAGACAAAAAAAGAAGTTGATAAGGTAGAGACTGATGTCCCTGCACTTGCTGGAACAACTAACAATAACGTATTCATTGGTTCTACAGCTGAACTACAGAAAATGTTACGTGATGAAGCAGTGATTGATGTAGAACCGGATTTATTTAAAGATGAATAGAGAAACTAATTATCTCGGCAACCCTAATGTAAGGGGAGCCGATGTAGAACACCCGTGGACCAAGAAAGAACTGGTTGAATACAAGAAGTGTTTAGATTCACCTCAATACTTTGCAAAGAAATATTGTAAGGTAATCCATTTGGATAAGGGTTTAATACCGTTTAATCTATATCCGTATCAAGAAAAAATGTTTGATTCATTTGAAGCGAATAGATTTAATATTGTTCTGGCATGTCGTCAGAGTGGTAAATCAATTGCTGTTGTAGCTTATCTTTTATGGTATGTAATCTTTAAGGGCGAACAAGTAGTAGGTATCTTAGCGAACAAGAATGCTATCGCAAGAGAAATGCTTGCGCGTATTACTCTGATGTTAGAAAATCTACCGTTCTTTTTACAGCCAGGATGTACCGCACTTAACAAAGGATCTATTGGCTTCTCAAACAATAGTAGAATCATTGCAGCTGCCACATCTTCAAGTTCAATTCGTGGTATGTCACTTAACTTAGTATACCTCGATGAGTTTGCATTCGTTGATAACGCTACAGAATTCTATACATCCACCTATCCTGTTATATCATCTGGTAAAACATCTAAGATTATTATTACATCTACAGCTAATGGCATAGGTAATATGTATCATAAGTTATACGAAGGTGCACTACAAGGGACAAATGAATTTAAATCAACTCGCGTAGATTGGTGGGATGTTCCAGGAAGAGATGATAAATGGAAAGCGATGACCATTGAAAATACATCTCAACTTCAGTTTGATCAAGAGTTTGGAAATTCATTTCATGGTACAGGTAATACATTAATCACTGCTGATATACTATTAGCTTTACGAGCAACAGCACCAACGGAACATTTAAACAATATTAAAATATGGGATCAACCTGAAGAGGGGCATACCTATCAGATGTTTGTTGATGTATCTAGAGGAAGAGGTCAAGACTATTCAACGTTTACTATTATAGATGTATCGCAAAATCCGTTTGTACAGGTATGTACCTATAGAGATAACATGATAAGCCCTCTATTGTTCCCAGATTTAATCTATAAGTATGCTACACACTATAATGAAGCCTATGTAGTGATTGAAAGTAATGATGCGGGTCAGGTTGTATGTAATGGTTTATACTATGATTTAGAATATGAGAACGTATTTGTAGAGAGTATGATTAAAGCGAATGCTATTGGCGTCACCATGACGAAGAAAACCAAACGTATTGGTTGTTCTAATATTCGCGACATCATGCAACAGCACAAATTAGTTATAAAGGATGAGGAAACTATCAGAGAGATGAGTACCTTTGTTTCTAAAGGTTCATCGTATCAGGCTGATCACAATTCATATGATGACCTTATGATGAACTTGGTTATGTTTGGTTGGTTTACATCTACTCCATTCTTTGCAGAATCAACAGATGTAGACATGAAGCGTATGTTATATCAAGATAAAGTAACACAATTAATGGATGAGGTTATCCCCGTTGGTAATTTTCCGGTGGACGAAGAATCCGTACATCCGTTCGGAAGAGGGTGGGAAACATGGAATCCATGATTCGTATAAATAAGTATATTGAGAAAATTCGTATTATGAAATCTTATTAATAACATGAAGGAGTTTAAATGGCTAATCTAGTTTCGCCTGGAGTACAGGTAAAAGAAATCGATTTGACCAATGTTGTTCCGTCAGTATCATCTACAGTAGGAGCCATGGCGGGAGCGTTCGCTTGGGGAACTGTTAATGAGGTGGTTACTGTATCATCGGAAACAGAATTGGTTAACACGTTTGGAAAGCCCGACGCAAACACGTTTGAGAGTGTTTTATCGGCCGCCCAATTTCTAAGTTATGGCAGTGCTTTAAAAGTTGTTAGAGCAGTAGGTGCATCAGCACTGAATGCAACAGCATCAGGTACTGGTATTCTTACACAAAATTCAACCGTATTTGACGGTCAATCACCAGCAGCTGGAGACTGGGCACAAGCTCGTTATCCTGGAGTTACTGGTAATGCAGTCGGAGTTTCGGTTCTAACAGCAACACAAACTGGTACGGCATGGCAGATCGCTAGGTCTGAAGGTATCCCTGGAACATCAGCAGGAGCGGCTGCAGTCGGCGGTTCTAATGATGAAGTTCACATATGGGTATATGACGTAAACGGTTCGATCACCGGTACGTTAGGTGCTGTACTTGAAACTTGGACTTATTTATCACAAGCAAGTGATGTTAAAGGTTCTGATGGTTCTTCTTTATATTATAAAGATGTGATCAATGCAGGATCAAAATGGGTTCACATCGGTAATCATCCAGCAGCTTTAACAGATGCAGGTGATTCAGCAACAGGTAATGCATTCACAAACGTGGCAACATTCTTTATCGCCTTAACTGGTGGAGTTGATGATAACGCATTAACTGTAGGTGAGACTACTACAGCGTTAGATTACTTTGCAGATGCAGAAACAATGGACATGAGCTTAATGTTCCAGTCAAACTCAGGATTGAGCGCGGGTGATAACATTACACTAAGTAATTATATTACGGCTTTATGTGCAGCAAGAAAAGATGCGGTTGGCTTTGTCTCACCAGAGAGAACGGCAACAGTAAACGCAGCAGCACCAGCTACAACAGTGGCTACATGGAGAACGGGTTGTACTTCAACGTCTTATGGCTTTGCAGATTCAAGTTCTTTATATGTGTATGACAAATACAATGATAAGT